GTTTATCGTCTTCACGCGGGGACCCCTCGCCTAGGGGTTCTACCTCAATTTTTTGTGTGGCCCTCCACCACCATCACGCAGCCACAGGAGGAGTTGGAGAAGCAAAGGTTGTCATTAATGGTAATCCTGTGAAGAACCCTACCTGAAAATCTTCTCCTGTGCACACGTATATCTCATGATGCCCAGTGGAGTTCTGATCGTATGAATACGCATCAATATTGACTATCCTCTCACCTGCCTGGAGCTCGAAACCCAAATCTCTTTGTGGATAAAACCTATTCAACGAGTAAAAGGGGAATTCTGCTTCTGTATTTGGCTGATGTTGTGTATTTTGCATCTCTTGACCCAAATTGGCTCTTTCGGGGGCATTTAAAACAGACATTGCCCTAGCCAAGTCATTTATCGTGGTTGTGGTCCCGAAAATATATGAGATCGCTTTGCCACTCGCAGCAAAACCTAAGGTTTTAAAAGTGCTGCTATATATTGACACTTGAGTTCTGGGTGCCTGAGTGATGCACTTATATCTTATAGAGCCTCTCCATCCTGCATAAGCATATGAAACCAACGATAATCCTGTATTGTTCACTTGATTATAATTCGTAAACGTAGGGATAGTGCCTCGTGGTTTGGGTCGTATTGGGAAAACATAGTTTGACAATGTATTAGCCACTGTGTTTTTAGGTAAAATATATAACAACGCTGGCCTTTTCCACAATGATCGGAAAGATGTAATACTCTCCCCCGAATATACTCTCATCTGATTTTCATCTCGCTGGTCTCCTCCTGCAGTAAACTCCACTGCCGTATCATTTGGCATTTGACAATCCTCCGCACAATCATTCATACCCGCTTGTGTCGTTAAATTCCTGAAAACTGCATTCCCATAAGCACGTTCCGGACACATAACCTTGAAATCATCTTTAAAACTACCATAAACATTGATCTCTATTGGTTGCGTCGTGGAACTTGGCACTGTCAGCTCATTCAATACATAGATAGCTACTTGTCCATTAGCG